TTGTCAGGAAAGCCGAGCGCAGAAAGCTTGATATATTCTGAATAGTTTTCGATAAGAGCAGAAATTTCAGAAAGAACATAATTATTCCATTCAGATGGAGTGGAGTACATAAACGACATAACATAAATCTGATCGAAAATTCGATTGCTCTTTTTTGTGTACTTATGATGCCGATAGCATTGAGAAGGCGAACGACCAAAATTAAAATCGTAAACACGCATATAGTGAGCAAGGTGATTACGGGTATCCTTTAACTGGTTGATCCAACTGCAAAGTTGAACAGGGCCGGTATGATAAACTTTTGCAAGGTTCTTTTGATACATTCCATTAAAGTTCTCGTAGAGCGCAGCTAAATTTCCCATAGTCATAATTTCGACTGCGACCCACATGGGAAGATGACCATTATATTCCTCGATATGATGCTTAACAAACGGAAGGTCTTTATTGTTTTCTAGCTCACGATTGAAATATTCTTTGAAACGGTCAAATTGTTTTGTACTGCGATAAATAGAAGGTTTCAAATAGATAAGCGGATCCTGAGGAAAGACAGAAGTAAGAGTATAAGAAAATCGGGTTTTTAACGTTTCTTCAATATCTTCCAAAGCGAACATCAAGATACGTGTAAGCTTGCGGTCAAAATCGTACAAAGCCTGAATTTGCTCCAGTGTTGTGCCAGGAAGATAATGAACGCCGTCCGGCTGTTTGAAACCATGAAGATATCCGGAAAGCCGATAGTAATTAACGTGAAACAAAAGCTGTTCTGCTTTTTGACGATCTGATACGACTAGACCTCGAGAGATAAGGAGCGAGACTTGATCGGAAAGGGATAAATGTTTTTTGAGCTCTTTCATAATAAAAGTCCTTATAAAAAGAAACGACCCCGCCATGGTACGCATCGTTGAGAGGCGCGGCAGGGTCTGTATCATATAAGATATTATACACATCGACCCGCCGGTTGTAAACAATTTTGACAGTAAAAAGTTGCAATAGCAACGAAAAAATTGAAGATCAGGGCTTGACAAGCAATTAAAATTCAAGGTTTCTTCATAGATAAGACATAAACGAGAGGCTTTGGATGAATGCAAGGGACTTATTTTTTATGCTTTACTACTTGGACGGCTGTTTAATCTGGTGAAGCTTCAGAAAAACCGTCTCGGTAGCCTTCTGAGTAACCATCTTCGAAACCGCTATCGTAACCATCATCGTAGCCTTCATCATAATTGTTACGAATGGTTTTGTTTTCGGTTAGGCAAAACTCATAGCCTGCTGACCAGCCACTGTTATAATCTTTTTCCTGTTTGTCTTTACGTCCGGCATCCCAGCCTTCAGAGTATCCATCGCGCTGGGCGTCACGGACTGCCTTTTGATAGTACGGTGATTCAGGCTTGTAAAAGTCATAACGGCCTTCCCCGATGTGAATGCCAAAATATAAGCCGATGCCCAAGACAAAGAGAAAAAGTAGAGCCCATAAAAGAACACGCTTTTTGCCAGAACTCACAATAGTTTCCTCACATACGTCATAGCCGCCATACAGGCGGCTTATTTTTTATGCTTCTTTGCCCAGGCCAGACGCAGCACATTTTTTATAGCGCCCGGCGGGGCGTTGCTAAGGGTTAGAGGGCTTGAGACAAGCCATACATGATAATTGGCAAAACATTCCCAATGACCTTTTTGCCGTTTTTTTCGACTCGAACAGGGTCAAAGTCACTTATTTTACACATGTTTACTTCACGGGTTCCACCACCGGAAGTATAAAGGTCATACAATTCAAGCAAGCTATCTTTTGCAGCGTCGGAAAGGACAAAATCAACATTTTGGATAGAACCATTAAGACGCACATGAATTTCATCATTTTGATGGTCAGCGAGATCTTTCATGAAATCGAGAGTCTCTTTCTTCATATAGATACCAACCGATTCACAGTACACACCATTTGCAATAATGGACTTTGTGGTGTAACAATTTGAAAACGAGTAACGATTGTCTCCGATTTTGATGATAAAACCATTAAGACCGGAGAGCCCAGTTTCATAATATTCAAAACGCAACAAGAAAAAGTCATATGAATCAGAGAGGATAATTCGCGGGCTTACATCGATAGCCTGAACAGTAGCCATGGAAGGATCAAGTGGTGTGATTGTATCACCATTAAGCCAAGACTGCGTATAAGCTTCAGAAGTTCCCGCCATATCATCTCTTTCAACAATAATATTATCACGCCCGTCAAAAACGCCCTGATTAAATTTTGCTGTTGCAAATGCCGAAACAGGAACCGAAATCAGCAGTGCTGCCGCAAGTGCCAGAGAGACAATTTTCTGTTTCATCTGCATGATAGTACCTCCATACACTACAGCCGCCGAAGGACGGCTTATTTTTTATGCTTCTTTGCCCAGGACAGACGCAGCACATTTTTTATAGCGCCCGGTGAGGACAAGATCTTCGACGTAATCCACGGCTTTCTGCTGGCCTTCCTCATTGAGCTGATCGAAGGACGCCAGAAGCGCGGACTGCTGGGGGGTGAGATGGGATTTACCGCTGACGGTATCGTCCGACAGATCGTCGAGAGTATAGCCCATACAGTGAACAACGGCAGAGACGGTGGACAGCTGAGGGTCTTTGGTCTGACCGGCAAAGAGCTTGTTCAGTGTGCCTTTAGGGACGCCGGAAGCAAGTGCAATTTGTTCAATCGTCATACCGCTGTTCTTTTTTAGGCGACTGAGATTTTCAAGCCAGGTAGTCTCCATGGGAGAAATTTCAGGAATAGGTAGGTCATCCTCTAAGCCCATAAGATAAGTTGGAGTGGTTTCAAGCACGATGGCTAACTTCTCAAGAGTTGAGCGCTTGAGATTTACAACAAGACCATTCTCGTACTTATAAATGGCAGCTTTTTGCACGCCAACCTTTGCACCAAGCTCTTCCTGTGTCATCTGATGCTCAATGCGAAGCTGGCGTATTCGTTCGCCTGTAGTCATGCGTCACCACCTTCTTTCTATAGTGTATCTTAATAATAGCATATAAAATCTAAAAAGCAAGAAAAAATATCTTGACAAGATGCGAGAAGGATGATAATATCGAAGTATCCTAAAAAGATACTTCGATATAGATAATATCTAGGTATCAAGAACTATGGAGGTGATGAACAGTTGAACAAGCGAAAACTGAATGCAATCATGGAACTGCACGGAGAGTCGCAGCTGGATTTAGCCCGGTATTTGCAGTTGAGTCTTTCGCGGTTGAATGCAAAAATTAACGAATATCGCGGCGCACAGTTCAGACAGAATGAGATTGCTGCGATACAGGCGCACTACGGTTTGAGCGCGGAAGAAGTAAACGAGATATTTTTTGCTTCGGCAGTGTCTTTAAAAGATACCGACTCCGCCCAATCGGAGAAGAGCGCATGAAAAAGCTGATCGTGATTTATGAGACTTCAAAGCTCCACGGCAGAAAGAGAACCATTGCGCAGTCGTGCTACAAAATTGAACTGGACGACCAGAAAGCACGGCTGCTGCTGAGCGGGAAGCCGGAAGCAAATATTATCCGGCAGGCCGTTGAGAAGATGCTG